CTTTTTTAATCGGAATAAGCGGGATACGGAACCGCAGACGGTGGAGCTGCAAGCAGTTGAGCCGCAGGTTAATGATGTGCTCTTGCGGGCGTTGCTGACTGGCGAACCGATTGACCGGCAGAAGGCGATGACACTCCCCGCAGTGAGCGGAGCCGTCGATTTTATTTCCGGCGCTATCGCGTCAATGCCGGTATACCTCTATCGGATTAAGAAGGGGAATGTTGAGCGTGTGGACGATGTGCGCTCCACCATGCTTAACGGTGACACTGGCGACACGTTGGACGGCTTCCAGTTGAAGAAAGCAATGGTCGAAGATTACCTGCTCGACAAGGGCGGGTACTGCTACATCGAGCGTAGCCGCAATGACGTGACAGGCTTGTACTATGTTGCGACTAACAACGTGTCAATCAATATCAACGCCGACCCTATCCACAAGGATTATGACATTCTTGTAGGCAGTGATATTTACAAGCCTTTTGAATTCATTAAATTGCTTAGGAATACGAAGGACGGCGCTAGTGGTGTAGGGCTTACCGCCGAAGTATCCAAGGCGCTCGAAACCGCTTATCAGACGTTGCTCTATCAGCTTTGCCTTGTCAAGAGCGGCGGGAACAAGAAAGGTTTTCTCAAGGCTACCCGCAAGCTGGGGCAGGAGGAAATCGACATTTTAAAGAACGCTTGGCGGAACCTCTATGCCAACAATTCCGAGAATGTCGTTGTCCTGAACAATGGGCTGGAATTCCAAGAAGCATCTAATTCTTCCGTTGAAATGCAGTTGAATGAGAGCAAGAAAACACTTGAAGATGAAATAAATAATATCTTCCACATCAAGGATAATTTCGAGGAAACGTTCAAGTTCGCGATTTATCCTATTATCCGCGCTTTCGAGACGGCATTGAACCGGGATTTACTCTTGGAATCTGAGAAGAAGAAATATTATTTTGCCTTTGATACGAAGGAGATTATCAAGGCGAATATCAAGGAACGTTACGAAGTGTATCAGTTGGCGAAACAGTGTGGAATCATGACGATTAACGAGATGCGTCAAGCCGAGAACATGAATGCTGTCGAAGGCATGGACTACATCAATCTTGGTCTTGATAGCGTGCTTTACAATACGCAGACAGGCGAGATTTACACGCCTAACACTGATTCGACTAAGCAGGGCAATAGCCTTGAATTCCCTGCTACTGATAGCGGTACTATTGATGCAGGAGGTGCAGAAAATGAAAATTAATATCCGCGAGAATAGCGTCGAAATCGACGGCTACGTGAACGCTGTCGAGCGTCTATCGAAGCCGCTTAATTCGCGTATCGGCCAATTCCGGGAGCGAATCAAGGCTGGAGCATTCAATCGTGCCATTGAACGCAATGATGATATTCACGTCTTGTTGAATCATGACGTGAATCGTGACCTTGGCTCCACCAAGCAAGGGAATCTGGAGCTTCACGAAGATAATATCGGGTTGCGTGCCAAGGCGACGATTACCGACGCTGACGTAATCGAGAAAGCCAAGCATGGCGACCTAGTGGGCTGGAGCTTCGGTTTTAGCGACCGCGACGTGGATACGCGCGACGTAGACGGCATGATGACCCGCGACGTTAAGGACTTGGACTTGTACGAAGTCTCTATCCTTGACCGTTCGAAAGTCCCCGCTTATGATGGCACGTTGATTCAGGCGCGGGACGCTCAAGGGGATACCGTGCATCTGAACACCGGTGAGGTGATGACCGACGATAAGCCGGAAGTCACCGAAGAAAAACCGGCTGAAAAGACTGAGGAAGAAGCGACTGAAAAGCGCGATATTCTGGAAGAAAAAGATAGTAAAATCGATTACAGCAAATGGGAGAATCTCATTGCTGAACTCAAGGAGGATTAATCATGCAACTCAAGAACATGATTGAACGTAAAAACGAGCGGATTACCCGCGCCGAGGAAATCCTCAAGGGCGCGGAAACCGAGAAGCGTGAGCTGACTGATGATGAGGCGGCTGAGCTGGCTGAAATCCGCGACGATGTGCAGAAGATTAAGTCTGCACTCAAGATTAACGATGAGCTGAGTGCTGATGACAAGCAGCCTAAGGAGGAAGCGAAGCCGATGGGTGATAATGCTGATAACAAGCCGCAGGATACTGAGGCGCGAGAACTGCGTGCTTTCGAGGCGTACTTGCGCGGCGATAAGGTGATGCAGGAGCGTGGTGGCGAGCTGACCCTCACCGATAATGGTGCGGTGATTCCTACATCTATTGCCAACCAGATTGTCAAGAAGGTGTACGATGTTGCGCCGGTGCTCCAGCGCTCGCAGAAGTACAACGTCAAGGGCAAGCTCCAGCTCCCCTACTATGATGCCACTAACGGTGGTATCAACGTCGCTTACGCTCAGGAGTTCACGCCACTGGCTTCCTCCAATGGCGCGTTTAAGAGCATCGAGCTGAGTGGCTATCTCGCTGGCGCATTGTCCAAGATTTCCAACAGCCTTATCAACAATTCCCAGTTTGATATCGTGTCCTTTGTCGTCAACCAGATGGGCGAGGATATTGCACGCTGGATTGAGCACGAGCTGCTTATCGGCACGTCCGAGAAGGTTGCCGGACTGTCCGGTATCACCAATACGACCACCGCTAAGGCGGCTAACGCCATCACTGCCGACGAAATCGTGACCTTGAAGGATAGCATCAAGGACGTGTATCAGGGTAACGCTGTCTGGATTATGTCCAACAAGACACGTACCGCTCTCCGCTTGCTGAGGGGTACCGATGGCCATTATCTGCTTCAGGACGATATCACTAGCCCGTTCGGCAGCACTCTGCTCGGCAAGCCGATTTACGTGTCCGACAACATGCCGGAAATCGGTGCAAGCACTGCGCCTATCTACTATGGCGATTTGACTGGCTTGGCGACCAAGTTCACGGAGAACATCTCCACTCAGATTCTGCGCGAGAAGTACGCCGACGAGCACGCCACGGGCGTGGTCGCGTGGTTTGAATTCGACGCGAAGGTGCAGGACGCTCAGAAGCTGGCTAAGCTGGTGATGGCAGGTGCATAAAGCTCTTAAGTCTTTCAGCGGCGCAATCTCCATGTGTGAGGGTGAGACGCGGGAGATTAAGGACGCTGACCTTGTAGCCGACCTGCTGCGTGCTGGCTACATTGAGGAAGTCAAGCCGAAAGGCAGGACTAGGAAGAACGCAACGACCGAAGAATAGTCTGAGTGGTGGTGGCAATGATGGAGATTAGCAAGGTATCGGAGATTACGGTTCAAGCGCTCGCGGATTATCTTCGTGTGTCTGACCCGTCCGACGCTGACAATACTCTGCTTGCCGCCATCATCAAGGCTGTCCCGGCTTACATGTGCAAGTACACTGGGCTTAGCGCGGCTGACTTGGACAAGTCTCCGGACTTTGTCATCGCCGCGCTAGCGCTCGCGCAGGATATGTACGACAACCGCACAATTTACGCGGATACGAATACGCCGAATCTTACCGTGCAGTCAATCCTTGACATGCACAGTGTTAATCTTTTGCCGTCTGGCGGTGAGCAATGATGACCAATGCCGGACGATATGACAAGCGTATCAGGATTGTCAAGGACGTGCAGACAACTGATAAAGACGGTTTCCCAACGTCTACACGCGAGACAATCTTAGAACCTTATGCGAGGGTGAAGACGACAAGCGGATATACGCTGATTCAGAATGATTCTGACTTTGAGAAAGCACTGACGAATTTCACGATTCGCTATCCCGGAACTGTGGCTATCGACCGGGATATGCTGATTGAATACAATGACAAGACTTACACAATCCAATATTTGAATAATGTGAATGAAGCGGGTATTGAATTGGAGATACAAGCAAAGGTGGTGATGCACTGATGGCTAAATTTGAGATGGAGCTGCCGAACGACTTGATAAAGACTTTTGACAGGCTCAACGAAGAAACGGAAAAGATGATTGGCGAGATGACCCAAGCTGGCGCGCAAGTCGTGCTTGAAGAAATCAAGGCTAACGTACCGGCATCATTCCGCGATTCGGACATTATGAAGTGCCTGCACATCACCAAAGTGTACAAGACACCGAGCGATGGCGGAATAAATACCAAGATTGCTTTTTACGGTTATTTCATCAACAAACGTGGCGTGAAAACACCTGCAGAATTGGTGTGTAATGTCATGGAATATGGTCGTAGTGATGGCAAGGTGAAAAAACACCCATTCGTCCGCAAGAGCTTCAATAAGAAGAAAATAAAGAGTGCGCTCGAAAAGACACAGGATAAGTATCTTGATATGCTTTATGGAGGTGATTAATCCAAGTGAATGAAGAGATTCTAAATCTATTCAAGGGCTTCAAGGTCGGCGGTAAGAGTATTCCTGTGGCTTTCCAGCATTATGATGGGCATGGTGAGCCTTACGTTGTTTTCAACCGTGAGAGCGATGATAATACGCTTGCCGCTGACGATAAGATTCAAGCGTGGATAACCTACTATGATTTTGACATTTATAGCAAGTCAAATTATCTCTCTATTGCTGGAGCTGTGAGGGATAGACTAGAAGAAGCGGGTTGGACTTGGCAGCCAACACGCTCACAATGGGACATGTACGAATCCGATACTGGGTACTATCATGTCACGCTTAATTTTGCTCGTGAAAGGAGCTGGTGAAAATGGCGCAAATCGGATTGACAAATCTGTGGTATGGAATCCTTACTGAGGGAGCTGACGGCACTCCGTCTTATGGTGGGGCAAAGTCCTTTGGTAAGGCGGTCTCGGCTAAGGTTGACGTGTCTACGAATGATGCGACGCTGTACGCTGACGATGCACTCGCTGAATCCGATAACAGCTTCCAAAGTGCCAAAGTGACGCTTGGTGTCGCTGATGATGACATGACTATTTTCGCGGAAATCCTCGGTCACAAGGTGGCTGATAGTGGCGGCGAGATGGTGCGTTCCGCTGAGGATGCTGCGCCTTGGATTGGTCTTGGGCGTGTCGTGACCAAGATGGTCAACGGCAAGTACGTGTACAAGGGCGAATTCCTCTACAAGGTCAAATTCTCAGAGCCGTCTCAAGAGGACAGCACTAAGGGAGAATCCGTGGATTTCGCCACGCCTGAAATCGAGGGCACTGCCGCGACGCTTGCCAATGGTGATTGGTCTGCCGCGCAGGTCTTTGACACGAAGGCGGCGGCTGTGACTTGGGTTAAGGGCAAGCTGACGGCGACTAAAGCGTCCAGCGCGTCCACCACCACGTCAGGCTCTCATAGCTGACCTATTTTGTGGGATAATTAGGGCATGGCATGTGAATGTCATGCCCTTACTTTTAGGAGGAAATTATGACAAAGAAAAACGATGCAATTACTTACAAAGGCGTTGAATATCATCTCGCATTTAACCTCAATGTGATGCAGACCATCCAAGAGGAGTATGGCTCTTTGGACGAGTGGGGCAAGCAGACGGAAGGTGAGAATGGTGAGCCGAACGCGAAGGCCGTCATCTTCGGCTTCGCTGCAATGCTCAACGAAGGCATCGACATCGACAACGAAGACAACGGCACCGACATTAAGCCGCTGACATTGAAGCAGGTCGGGCGACTGATTGGCACTGTCGGTATGGATGCTATCACTAAGCAGATGCAAAACATTGTCACTGCGTCCACTGAGGATGGCTCAAAAAACGAGTAATCCACGACGATGACGTGTACTTTGACCAAGACCCGGCCATTGATTTCGCGTGGATTCTTTTCATTGGCCGGGCAAGGCTTGGTCTATCGTCTGACCGTGAGGTGATGCGCATGACGCTCAAGGACTTCATGGGACGATACCACGCTTATCAGCAAGTCTTCGACACGGAGACCATGCTGAGAGCGAATAACACGACGTATGAAGCCGCGAAACGCAAGCAAGAGCAGGAAGAGGAATGGTTCTAGGAGGGTGATATAGATGGCTGGGTTCGGCGGTGCCGTGAAGCTCACAGGCGAGAGCGAATATAGAGCGGCGTTGAATCGTATCTCGCAGAATCTGCGAGAGGTCGGCTCTGAGATGAAGGTGGTCAGCTCTCAGTATGCGAAGAGTGACAATTCGCAAGCGGCGCTGACGGCACGGACGCAGGTGCTTAATTCCAAGATGGCTGCGCAGAAGGAAAAACTTAGCGTCCTTACCTCGCAGTATCGCGCTATGAGCGCGCAGTACACTGCTAACAACACCAAGCATAAGGAGCTTGTCGCGAGCTATGATGCTGAGAAGCAGAAGCTGGCGCAGATTGAAGCGACGCTAGGGAAAACGTCTCCGGAGTATCAGGCGCAGGCTAAGGTCGTTGCAAGTCTTGCGCATGACGTTGACAAGTCATCATCGGCTATCAATGCCAACGAAATCGCAATGTCCAAGCTCCGCACGCAGATGAATAACGCGCAAGCCGACATTAACAAGACTGACGCGGAGATTAAGAGCTTATCGCCTGACATGGACAAGGCTGGCAAATCCGCTGATGAGCTTGGGAATGAAGCGCAGGAGAGCGGAAAGAAAGCAGCAGAAGCTGGCGGCGGGTACACTGTTTTCAAAAACGTTTTGGCGAATCTTGCGACTTCTGCTGTCCAAGCGGCTGTCTCCGGCTTGCAGAGACTGGGCAGTGCTTTTGTTGATTTGACGAAGCAGTCTGTCGAAGCGTACTCGACCTACGAGCAGGCTGTCGGTGGTGTGCAGACACTCTTCGGCACTGGCGGAGACTCACTGGAGGAGTATGCTGCTCGTGTCGGCAAATCCGTAGATGCTGCTCGCGGCGAATTCGACAAGCTGACAGACACGCAGAATCAGGTCGTCGCATACGCGAATGAGGCTTGGAAGACTGCAGGAATGTCAGCCAACGACTACATGAATACCGTGACATCTTTCTCGGCTTCCCTTATCAGTTCGCTTGGCGGGGATACGGCTGAAGCTGCCAAAGTCGCGAATCGTGCGGTAATCGACATGTCGGACAACGCCAACAAGATGGGCACTGACATCAATTCGATTGTCCAGACCTACCAGTCATTGGCTCGCGGCAATTATGCGATGTTGGACAACTTGAAGCTCGGTTTCGGTGGCACGAAGGAGGAAGCCAAGCGTCTCGTAGCGGAATCCGCGAAGCTCACTGATGTGCAGAAGGAGCTTGGAGTCACGGTCAAAGACAATGACCTGAGCTTCGGCAATCTAGTCAACGCCATCAGCGTCATGCAAAAGAAAATGAACATTGCTGGCACGACGATAAAGGAAGGCGCGACGACCATTGAAGGCTCCATGAACATGGTCAAAGCGTCGTGGCAGAACGTACTGACTGCCATTGGCAGTGGTGACGGCATGGGGGATGCAATCAACAATCTCGTGGCTTCTGTGGGTTTCGCGGCGAAGAATCTGCTTCCTGTGGTCGGCAATTCGATTACCGGTATTGCGAATCTTGTGAGCAATCTCGTGCAGAATGTTTTGCCGGAGATTCTGGCTAAGCTGCCGGATAAGGTGAGTGAGCTGCTGCCGACGCTTTCCACAGCTATCACGAGTCTTGTCCAGTCTTTGGTCACAGCTATGCCGCAGCTGATGGATGCTTTCAATCAGATTTTGAC